CTCCAGCAGATTGAGCGGGTGGCGCGGGTCTGCTACAAGAGCGAGGATAAGATCACGCCGGATGGTGAGTCGGCAAAGAAGCTGGTGGGCTTTCTGGTGAAGCAGGGGCATGAGGCTATGCTGGAGCATTCTCAGCTGTCCGTGCTGTTTACCTGTGACCGTGGCGTGGCTAACGAGCTGGTGCGGCATCGCATTGCTTCTTTTGCGCAGGAGAGCACCCGGTACTGCAACTACTCGANCCGTTTTATATCGATAAAGAGCAGAATCGCCTGTTCTATCGTAAATGGGTAGAATCCTGCGAATTGGCAGAAAAAACTTATTTTTTGATGCTTATGAACGGTTATCGTCCCGAACAGGCCCGTTGTGTGCTGCCGTTGTGCCTGAAGACTGAGATCGTGGTGACGGCCAACTACCGTGAGTGGCGCAACATCTTCAAGCTGCGTACTCCTGTGGCGGCCCATCCTCAGATGAGAGAGCTGATGTGCCCGCTGCTGAAGGAACTGCAGAGCAAGATTCCGGTGGTGTTCGATGATATTTACACGTACTGGCCGAAGGATGACCAGACGGGAAATGAAAGTGTGGAGAAGTAAGCATGAAAGAAATTGATGAAAGATATATTGCCGCACTTGATGAGTTCGGTTTTGGAATGTTCCGAACTAAAGTCGGTGTAAATATTTACCATACTACCTCAACAGGAACATTTATGATCAGTCTTAATGGCGAGGACTTTGTGGATATGCTGGTAAGCTATGCAGAAGCGTTTAACCCGAATACCTGGGTATCCTTGACAGTAAAAAGTCATTCGTCAACGCAGGATATTTCGGCAATGCTCAAGAACGCCCAGGAAATCCAGATGCTTCTTCTGCGGCTTGCCATTAAACTCGTGAAAATCAGTAAGGAAGTGGAGTGAGACTATGAAAAATCGTATTATTTGTGTCTTTACATGTCTGATGATGCTCGTGGGCTGTGTGGTTCTGTGCAGCTGCTCCGAAGCGGACAAGGTCAATCGGAACATTTCCAAGCAGGCTAACTACTTTGAAGCTGAGCGCCGAATCACGGTCTATAACGCGCGTACGGATAATGTTATCCTTGAAATGGAAGGCGCTATGTCCATCTCGAACAATGAAAACAACGAACTTGTGTGTACGGTAAAGACCGGCCCAAACGAGTATAAGAAGAATTATATTTACCTGAACGAGTACACCATGTATGTTGTTGAGGATATTACTGGCACTCATACCGATCCATACCACTATAAACTCTATTTCCACACGGATATTCTGCCGGATGTGGAGGTACGGTCGTGACCTACCTTGACGAGGCTGTGGAAATCGGTGTTCAGATGGTGTCTGGCTTACTCACGCCTGCAAGCCTGACGGATATTTACGTTATGATTGCTCGGAAGCATGAAATTCCGCCACAGAAGGTCGAAAGCTCTATCAGGAGCGCTATTTGTGAAATCAATAAGGAGATGGGCATGCATTTTACGCCCATGACTTATATTCACATAGTAGCTCTTGGCGAAAAATACCGAAAGAAGATGGTGAAAGCTAAATGACTACATATGAATTTGTAGATAGCATGGGTGTACCTGTTTGGATGAGCGGTTTTGATGCTCTCATCGATGCTATCGATATTCTCAAAAACGCTCTGCAGAACAACGAATCGCCAACTATTGTGGACATTAATCGAAAGCTGTGCGTGACGTATCACACGAGCGCCATTGCGATGGACAGACTTCTTCGTCGGGCGGTAGAGTATGCAGTGATTCGGAAGCAGACGCATGGGCCGCTTTATTACGAGGTACTGGGCGATACTCCTCGGCAGGCGATGCCGTTGAAGCAGTTCTTGTATATCTCTGCGCGATATTTGATGCGGGAGGAGGTGCAATAAGCGATGCATGATATTTGTGGCATTGACCAAAAGAGTATCGACGATGGTAAGGTTTGGGTGCGCATTCGTGGCACCAATCCGACCATTCAGAAGCCTGTCGCTGAGATTTCGTATGAGGAAACGATGGCGGCGGTGGTCTTCCGGTACAAGGATGAGCATTGCAAGCGGATGGTAAGCATCATCAACCTTGACATCATGATTAAGGACTGATATTCTTAGGACAGAAAGGGTGTGCTCTGGATGGGATTTTCTAAGGACTTGAAGGAAATTATCATGATGCGCATGGCACTGAAAGAAAAGAAACGGCAAGAAGAGGAAGCTGAGAGAAGGCGCTACCTGTTCATTATGCTGCTCATCTTTGCCGCACTCATGACATACGTTTCTATCATGGCAATGTTTGAAAATTTAGGCATCATCCGCTGAAAAAGGGAGGCTCTGGAGCAATTTCAGGGCCTTTTCTTTTTGATGTCAATAGTTGTCAAAGATTGTCACGGTGTGAATTTTTGGCCATTTTTTCTCTTGGAATTTATGTCAATAGTTGTCAATGCGTGAAAAAATGGCGATTTTATGGCCAAAAACCCACTTTGTGGCCAAAAATTTTTGCAAAAATGGCCACGACTTTTGACGTAAATACGTTAAAAATATGGCGTTTGGCCAAAAACCCACTTTTTTTCTTAATTTAATAAAAAAATTAAAAATTTTATATATAGTAGTTGGAAATAAAAATGGGTTTTTGGCCACAGCGAGTTTTCTGCTCGAATTGGCCAAGAGGGCCACCACTTTCACCTTGTAAAAGAATAACAAAAACTATATAATTGAGTTACGAGGTGCAAAGTTATGAAAAAGCGTGAAATTCCGTTTATGGCCCAGTATGAGAATGAGTTTGGCTATCACGAGTGGACTACGTTGGACAGCGCAAATAATTTAGTGCGCTGCTATTATAATGGCGATACAGAACTTCATGTGAAAGAGCCCTGGTGCGAATGCAATGGCGTCAGGATGAGAAAGGTACGAAATCAGGAAAAGTGGCGTTGTCCTATCTGCGGTAAGGTCTATGATATTTCCGACATTGATTGGCCTATGCCCTATTGGGATGATGAGACCGGTCTGAAGAACGATTATGGCGAATATATGTATCCGAATGCAGAGAAGCGGGCAGGTCCTCCTGAAATGTATGAGGAAGCTCCCTTTACTTGGTATCTGTAAGGTGAAAGTTTGAGGATTGTCACGATTGTGGCAGTCCTTATATTTTTACCCTTCTAAAAGATTGACAAATATTACCAAATATCCCCGCGTAAATTTCTTGCTCTTTTATGGGAGGAATAGTGTGCGTAAAACATGCTGTTCCTCTTTTATTTTTGGAGGTTTGTATGCTAGAGAACAAATTCAAAACAGGATTGGTGAAAGACCTGAAGAAACGCTTTCCCGGCTGCATGGTCATTCATCTTGACCCGAATGAAATTCAAGGGATTCCGGATCTCTTGGTTTTATATCGAGACAGGTGGGCAGCACTCGAAGGAAAGAAGACAGGGAAGGCATCGCATCGTCCAAATCAAGACTACTATGTAGCCAAGATGAACGAGATGAGCTATGCCTCTTTTATTTATCCTGAGAACAAGGAGGAGATACTGGATGAACTGGAACGATCATTCACGACTGCAAGGCCAGCACGCTTTTCTGGGGGCGAGTAAGTATCATTGGATCAATTATGATGCGGCCCGGATTGCAGAGTCCTTTGTAAACTATCAGGCGAAGGAGAGAGGAACACGGCTTCATGCATATGCGGCAGAAAGCATTGCGTTAGGACAGAAGCTTCCTCGGAGTAAGAAGACGCTCAACTCTTATGTCAACGATGCAATTGGCTTTTGCATGACCCCGGAAGTGGTTCTTTATTATTCAGAGAACTGCTATGGCACAGCCGATACAATTCATTTTGCAAACAACTTCCTGCGCATCCACGATTTGAAGACTGGTCTGGTACCGGCACACATGGAACAGCTCTTCATTTATGATGCACTTTTCTGCTTAGAGTATGGTGTTAAGCCTCGCGATATTCAAATCGAAAACCGTATCTACCAGAACGATGATATTTGGATTGTAAATCCGACTTATGAGGACATCGATCCTATCATTAGCAAAATTATCGAGTTCAACAAAATCATTACTGAACTGAAGTTAGGAGCGACAGCATGAATCCGGTAGAAAGAGATATTCGAGGATATTTCGGTATCGCACCGGAAGACAGTATCCTGGAGCATTATGGCACCAAGCGCCACTCAGGCAGATATCCGTGGGGTTCCGGTGAGAATCCGTATCAGCGTTCAGGCGATTTTCTGTCACGTGTTGAGGAGCTGAAGAAGAGCGGCATGAAGGAGAAGGATATTCTCCAGACCATCAATGATTCTCTTCCCGAAGAATATAAGATGGGTGCCACCGAGTTCCGTATGGCACAACGCAGAGCCATTCACGAACGCCAGCAGCTCAAATATGACCGTGCGCGTGCCTTATCTCAGGATGGGCTCGGCCCCACAGAAATCGGTCGGGAGATGGGCTTATCTGAATCCACGGTTCGTTCGATGCTGAAGAACGACAAACCTGATAAATATACAAGAACCAAAGAAATTGCCGAGACCCTGCGTAAGGAAGTCGATAAGAAGGGCATGATCGATGTTTCTGAAGGTACAAATCTGGTTCTGGGCGTTTCAGAAGGTGATTTGGACGATGCTATATTTGTTTTAGAGGCAGAGCACGGATATCAGCGTTATGGCGTTGGCATTCGTCAGCCAACAAATATTAACCAGCAGACCAACATCACTGTTCTGGCAAAGCCGGAATATGACCAGAAATATGCATATCAGCATCAGAATGAAATCCAGTCTCTTGGCGAGTATCATTCTGAAGATGGTGGTGAAACGTTCAAGAAGCTTCAGCGCCCCAGCAGTATGAGCTCTGACCGTGTTTGCATTCGCTATGGTGATGAAGGCGGTCTGGACAAGGATGGCGTTATCGAGATTCGGAGAGGTGTTGCTGACCTGAACCTCGGAAAATCGCATTATGCGCAGGTTCGTATCATGGTGGATGACAGTCATTACCTGAAAGGCATGGCTGTATATTCTGACGATATTCCTGAAGGCTATGATGTGGTGTTTAACACCAACAAGAAATCCGGCACTCCGAAAATGAAGGTCTTAAAGCCTATCAAAGATGACCCCGATAATCCTTTCGGCGCATCTATCAAGGCAAATGGTCAGAGCACCTATATTGGTGAGGACGGAAAAGAACATCTGTCGCCCATCAATAAGCTGAAAGAAGAAGGCGATTGGGACACCATGGCAAAGAACCTTTCTTCGCAGTTTCTGTCCAAACAGCCGGTCAAACTTCTGAAACAGCAATTGGATCTTACTATTGCTGACCGCAAGGCAGAATATGACGAAATTATGCAGTATGACAATCCGACGATTCGGAAAAAGCTGCTGCTTGACTTCGCAGATACTTGCGAGGGCAACTCGATGACCCTGAAAGCATCTTCTTTCCCGGGTCAGGCGACAAAGGTTATTTTACCACTGTCCAAAATCGGAGAGAGAGAATGCTATTGTCCTACATATCCTGATGGCACTCAGCTTGCATTGGTTCGTTTTCCTCATGCAGGAACCTTTGAGATTCCTATTGTAACGGTCAATAACAAGAATTTGTCCGGGCGTAGAAATCTCGGCAATGTGCAGGATGCAATTGGCATCAACGCAAAGGTTGCAGAACGTTTGTCTGGTGCTGATTTTGATGGTGATACGGTTGTAGCGATTCCAAAGTCGAGCAAAGTCGATATTAAATCCACCCCCGCTCTGAAGGATTTGAAAGACTTCGACCCCAAGATTGCATATGCTGTGCCTGAAGGAAATCCCAATGGCGTGCGCCTCATGAAGAAAGAGGAAAAGCAGAAAGAGATGGGGATTATTTCCAATCTTATTACTGACATGACTCTTCGCGGCGCACCTGAAGGCGATATTGCTCGTGCCGTCAAGCATTCCATGGTCGTTATTGATGCGGAAAAGCATAAGCTGGACTATAAACGTTCTGAACGTGAAAATGGTATCCAGGAGCTGAAGCAAAAATGGCAAATCAGAGTGCAAGAGGACGGCACTGAAAAATATGGCGGTGCATCCACGCTCTTATCCAGAAGAAAACAGACCGTTCGAGTGCCTGAGCGCAAAGGAAGTGCTCGAATCGATAAAGAGACGGGCGAAAAAATATATAAGGAGTCTGGGCGTACTTTTATTGACCCCAAAACGGGCAAGAGAGTACAAGCTATGACGGAAGTAAGTCTTATTTCCATGCACCCTAACGCACGAGACCTATCTTCCGGCACCATTCAAGAAAATTACTATGCCGATTTTTCAAATGAACTGAAGGCTTTGGCTAATCAGGCGCGGAAAGAGGCGGTAAATATGAAGGGCATCCAGAAAAGCCCTGATGCTGCCGAAAAATATAGAGCCGAGGTTGAGTCTATTAACGCTAAGCTCAATGCGGTTATTGGTAATAAGCCGAAAGAACGGCGTGCTACCATTATTGCAAACGAGAATATTAAGGCTAAAGTACAGGCTCAAGGTTTGGACTATAAGAAGGACAAGAAAGAAATCAAGAAGATCGCAGCTGTTGAGATGCAGCGCGCACGCGATTCTGTTGGTGCAAGCGGCAGCAAGACAAAGATTACGTTCACAGATCGTGAATGGGAAGCAGTTCAAGCTGGTGCAATCTCTGATTCCAAGCTGATGAAGATTCTGAACTCGTCAAAGTCAGATGAAATCATCAAACGAGCAATGCCAAAAGCAAGTACAACGTTGTCTTCTGCTAAGTTAGGCAAAGCACAAGCGATGCTAGCAAACGGCTATAGCTATGCAGAGATTGCAAAGGCTTGTGGCGTTCCTGAATCAACGATTTATGACAATCTTAACAAGTAAGAAAGGCTTTGAACTATGATTCGATGCTTTTTAACCACTGTTGACAACCCGTACAGTCCTTATGAACAGTTTGAGGACTGGTATCGGTTCGACACCGACAAGGGTTATAACTCGTCTGGGCTGCTGATGCGGATGGCTTACACATCTGACCAGCTCACGGACGCAGAAAATGCGTATGAAATTGAGCAGGCTATCGACCAAATCGTGGCCAATGATCCGCTCAATATCTACAAAAAGCTCAAACTCGATATCAAAGATGATGCTCCTGGAGAGCAAACAGCGTAAAAGGGGTATAGGGGGGTGCTTGAAAAATACACCCCCTCCCCAAATCGCGCCGGTCTTTGATTTTTCCCCGGAGGGAAAATTGAGAATTGGGTTTTAACTACTGCCGAGGTTTCAGGGTGTAGACTGTGCCTTGGTGGTTTTTGTAAGAGCTTATGGGAGGGTGCTCTCTTCAAACAACCTCCATTTGTCGTTTGTTCATTTTTCTTCTCCTTTCAAATGATTAGAAAGACACCACGACCGGCTCCCATAAACTCTTACAAAAGCCATTGAAAAGTGTGGGGAACAGGCAAGATTCTAGTACAAACCAAATCAAAACAGAATAGAAGGATGACAAAAATGAGGACAAAGAAAGCTGCTTCTGAAGACGTGGCTCCCATGCGGCCAACATTGTCCCCAGAAGTACGAGAAAACCAGATGATTTCCCTGGCAATGGATCTGGTGGAGAAGCGATTGCGTGAAGGAACGGCATCTTCAGCCGAAACGACTCATTTTCTGAAACTGGCTACGGTCAAATCAGAACTGGAGAAGAAAAAGCTGGAAGCAGAGAATACACTCCTTCATGCAAAAGCAGATGCTATTCAAGCAACCAAAGATAACGCCCTTCTTTACAAGGAGGCAATCAAGGCAATGCGGGAATACGGCGGAGTGGAAGACAACGATGAATCAGAGAACATATAATGAGCTCTGCCAGTGTGCGACCTTTGAGGACCGGTTTCATTATTTGCAACTACATGGTGCTGTTGGGCATGACACATTCGGCTTTGACCGATACCTGAATCAAGACTTTTACCAGTCCAGAGAGTGGCGGATGTTTCGTGACAAAATTATTGTTCGAGACATGGGGTGCGATCTTGGCGTTCCTGACCATGAGATTACGGACTGGGTTGTCCGAGACGGAAAACTTATCCGACCACGTATCATCATTCACCATATAAACCCTATTACAAAAGAAGACGTACTGGAGCACCGAGAGTGCTTACTCGACCCTGATAATGTGATTTGCGTATCCGACCAAACACATAAGGCAATCCATTATGGGGATGACAGCATTCTGGAGCCAGTATTCACAGAACGAAGACCGGGTGATACCTGCCCTTGGAGGAAATGAAAATATGAGTGACTATATTTATCACCACGGTATCAAGGGCCAGAAGTGGGGTGTGCGGCGCTATCAGAACCCGGATGGAACACTTACGAGCATGGGAAAAGCACGTAAGCGTGCCATAGATGTAAACCGAAACATGGACGCTGTAAACGACATCGTAAAAACAATGTCCCGAAAAGACAAAGAACTCCTTAATCTTGATGGCGATGTTTATCAGCAAAGTGCCGAGGATGGGGGCGCATACGTAAAACGTTTTATTGAAAAATCAGGTGATGTGCCTATTTCCTTTTTTGATATCATTGGTGATGAAAAGGGAGTAGCAATTTCTATTGGAACAAGAGCTGGAAGTGAATATCGGAACAAGGGTTATTGCTCAAGAGTAGCCAGAAAAGGCATGAAATGGCTGGACGCACACAAAGACGAATACGACCAAATTGTCTGGTGGGCCAGAAAAGACAATGCTGGATCTATAAAAATCGCTGAGAAATCTGGATTTAAGCTGGATG